AGCACAGGAGTTATCCTAATCTACTTACTTAAATTATACCTTTTTGGTAAATCCAAATGAACTTTCGTTTGGATTCAATGCCTTCAGAATAACTGGAAGACATGCTGCAATACCACCCTTAATTAAATCTCCTGGGTCGGTGTTGCCAGTCATATATAGAGCAATGGCGGCACCTAAAAAGTGACGACCATAGCTTGCTAACGCTGCTAGAATTTTCTCTTGCATTGTTACCTTTCCGTCTTGATTAAGATCTTCTTTCATAAAGACCTCCTGTATCTGGGCACGGTGCCCAGGAATTTTGGGGGTTAGCCCAATACTAATATTGTAGCACTAAGAGGTAATATCCACAATTTCGCAATTTCCGTCAGAGGTGCATGCGAGTGTTTGTGTGCCACTTGTTCCATCTTCTGTCTCATAGAAAGATAAGTCTTCCCAACGAATAGACGATGGCATTTTTGCTAAAAGTTCAAGATACTCAGTTTCTGTAACTTGCTGATATGGGGCTTGCTTATATGAGTGATCTGAATGCGGTAGGAATGAAATACCAGAAACTTCATCGAAGTGTTTATATACCCATGCTCCAACTTCCATCCATTCATCTTCTTTTACTGAAACAGTAATTGATGGTTTATGTTCGCACCATTCACGCTGATATACGAGCCATGTATTTAAATGATCAATAGCTGTAAGGTCATCTCGTACAATTGCGCCTTCTGGTGCTTTTACTGGAAATGAGAATACATAAGTATCATTAGGTTTCATAAAATCATCTTCCCATGGGATTCCGACTTCTTTTAAGAATGTTGATAGGGGATCTTTTTTATCTCCCCGCACAGTTCTAACATAATACTGAGAATGCCATGGATGCATGCCTGAAGAAACTCCAGTAAGTTGTGAAACAGTTCCAGATGGCTTGACACAAGTGATAGCAGTTGATTCGTTGATTCCAATCTTTGCTGCTTCTTCTTTATTGACATTTCTTGCAAGGTCACGAATCTCAGACAAAAATACTCCAAGCTTATCTAAGTTTTCTTTTCCAGACATAAACTTATGTCCAAATTGACCTGTTAAAGATACCCCAAGTAATCTTTCTTCTTCTGTGTTATCTTTCCAAATTTTACGAAGATACTTAAAGTCTGTAAGTGTTGATTGCCAGGTTCCAAGAATCGTAGCTAATCTAACTTTGTTTTCAATATCGGCTAAAGTATCATCTTCACGAATTACAACTTCGGATAGATTACAGAACTGATAAGGTCTAAGGATAATCTCTGAGCAGGGGTTGGTTCCATAATGAATCTCTGGATCTCTCCGACCCCATCTTGCTGCCTGTTTCTGAGCTGCAGCAACATTGTATATGCCACGCTCACCTGATTTTGAATCATAAAGATTTTTCCATTCCGCAATAAACTGTTCCATTTCTGGTTTACGAGAATACGCTACTGAATTATTTGATAATGCACGTTGTGAGTTTTTCTCCCACCAATTACCAGCTTTTGCTGCCGCCATTTCAATGTCGTTAATGTTTGATAGTGAAATCATTGCAGATCTACGAACTCCACCAACAACTACAACTTCTCCAATCTTGCACATAATATCGTGTGCCTCTATTGGCTTTAATTGACGGCCTGCTGCTGCTTTAAATTTTGCAATCGTAAAGTCAAAAAGATTGATTAATGGCTGAGGACCTGATGATCGGCCTCCCATTGTTTTAAGACGTGCTCCTGCTGGTCGCAACTTTGAAACATCGATTGTAGGAATCTGTCCTGCCCACAACATTGCTAGCAGTTCACGATATGATTTTGCCCATCCATTCTTAGAATCTTCGACAACTATTGTGGTTGTAGACTTTTCAAATGATTCTGGGACGGCAGGAAGTTTATTAACATACTTATATTCAACTGAGAAACCAACACCAGTTCCACACATTAATATATACATAGTTTCATCAAATGAACGAGGTGAATCAACTGGAACAAATGAGCAGTTATATCCTGCAACATGATCTCTGTCAAGAGCAGGTCCTGCAGTCATTACTGCTCTCATTGAAGGCATTACATTTCTATCATATACAAATTCTTTTAATTCATCTACAAGTTTTTTATTAGGGGTATAGTTAAAGTTATTCTTTAGATATTCCAGCATAAAGTTAAAATAACGATCTACTGTTTCTCCCCATGTCTCTCTTCTGTTTTCATCTGATATCCATCTTGCATATCTGGATAATGCAATAAAATTTTCATATGGGTTTTCAATAACTCTTGACATATAACACCTTTTCTCCGCCCTGCGGTTAATTTAAAAATTGATAGAGTCTTATTCTAGCAAACTTTATTTATAGAGGGAAGGGGTTAAGAGAACTTTTTAAAAATATGATCAAATGCATTATTAGTCAACCGATTCCAATTATACTCTTCATGAATCTTAGTTGACTGAGCATAGTAATAACCAGCATATGCATTAAAGTTTATAGAAACATCTCTCATAAGTTCAAGTAGATGTTGATAGTTTGGTAGATAAACTTTTCCTTCATGTGGAAAAGGCCAAGGAGAATCTATTACTTCCGACTTCAAACTTAATGGACCAATATATTTTTTATAATGTGCCCATTCGCTAACACAAATTGTTGGCATTCCAGTTGCTAATGCTTGTAATGGAATAAATCCAAATCCTTCTCCATAGCTGGGGTAGACAAGAACATCGTGATCATGATACAATTGAATTAATTCTTCTGTTGTCATATCTTTATCTACTATATATATATTATTATATAATGCATTAGGTAAACCTAATATATTCTTATCTATATAATTATTATATATTCTAGTAGTATTATGTTTATAAGCTTTAATTGTTAATGAGTAATTATTATTATTACCATAAAGATTAACGAAAGCATCTACTACCATTTGTCCAGCTTTACGTGGAGCAGGTTCGCCAACATGTAAAAACTTTATAACGCCATCATCACGACGGCGGCGGGGGAACCAAGAAGATTCAATCCCATGTGGATAAACACGAACATCTTTGTATCCATTGTCTTCAAAAACATTGGCACACCAATCAGATGTTGTCCAAATTTCATCAACAAGACTTAGTGTTTTACGCCATGTTTCTGGTATCACAGTTGATTCCCATGGAGTATAACTAATCTGATATTGATTTCGATGAAGTTTAAAGTAGTTTGGCTGAGAAAAATTTAATTGAACGGGCGCTTTTGAATATTGAAAATTAACTTGATGACCCAGATCTTTTAATGAATTAATTATTTTTAAGCCTGCATGACCGTATCCATTATTAGTTTTCATGTTTACTGTCGGTGTTGAGAATGAAATATCCATATAATTTTCTGGTCAACTAGCTTGACACGATTTGCCAAACAATGCTACTATTATAGTTCGTTATCTCTAAAGGAGGAATACCAATGGAGAATATAAAAGAAAAGCTGAGCGATGTTGCTCATAGCTGGTCCGTTATAGGAATGATAACATTGTTTCTATTCGGAGTCCAGCCTGAAACAATGACGCCAGCACAAGCTTTATCTTCTGAAGTGCAAGTACAGCATTTAACTGTTACGCCTAAAGAAGAAAAGCTACAAGCAAAACAACTGAAGAAAGAAACGCTGGAAAAATTCAGCAACACTGTGTACAAACCTTCAGATATGCTTACAGACAAAGAGTTGCTGCAACTTCTCAAGTCTATAGGATTTGAAGGACAAGCCCTTAAAATGGCTTGGGGTATTGCCAAAGCGGAGTCCAATGGACGCCCTATGGCTTACAACGGAAACAGGAATACTGGAGACAGTTCCTACGGAATTTTTCAGATCAATATGCTAGGTAACCTTGGTGATGATCGCAAAGAGAAATTCGACCTGAGATCAAACGTATTATTGTTCGATCCAGTAATTAACGCAGAGATAACGTATTATATGACTAGAGGCGGAGTAGATTGGTCATCCTGGCCAAATTCTATTAGTAAAGCTAAGAAGTTGATAAATCAATTTCCAAAGTAGTTAGGAGATAAATTGAGGATACAGATTGTGTCCAAATATTTAACCCTTGCAGAAGAGGGCCTTGTTGCAAAAATGGATTGTCCATTATGCCAAGGCCTTCTAATGCCTAATCAAGATAATAATGATAAAATTTACCTATACTGCCTTTCTTGTGAATACAGGAATGAAATAGGATTGGATCAATATGACAGAATGGAAAAAGCCATCTCAGGAAAGTGAGAGCGGCGAGATAGAAGAAATAGACAATATGGGTCGAGAGAAATTTTGGGAAGATATAGGTAGGCCATGAGCGAAGAAGAAACAAAACAAGACTTATCCGAAAATTTGGATATGGTCAACTATATTATGCTTCATAGAATATATGACGTCATGACTATTATTGCCAGTAAATTAGTAGGGGCGGAAGAAGTAGATAAGATGATTAAATATCATAATGAGGGATATTTATTAGGCCCCGCCCCATCTTATACCCCACAAGAAGAAAATGAATAAATTATATATCGATCAAATTACTCGGTATATGAATAATGCTAAATTAAAATATCAAAATTATTATGATGACACGGCTATGGCAACTGGAGCCCTGGAGTGGATTACAGCATACCTGGAAAAATTGCTAGGAAATTGCCAGAACGTCTCAGAGGGCAAATGTGATACTTGGTGGCGGCATGAAGATTGCAATTCTCTAATGGCCATTCTAGCCGATTTAACAGGGGATGAGAAATATACAATAAAACCCATGAAAGCTAATTCCTGGGATTAAAAAGTAGTTGACTTAAAAAATATAATATGTGACAATTAGATCTGTATGGGTCGTAGCATCCCACATGTTCCCCATACTTACGCTTCGGCGTAGCAAAGCCCAATTGGATCCGCCTCCGATTGGGTTTTGTCCTTTATATAGTGCATTGCGTCGAAATTGCAAAAAATTGAAAGTGCGGCGGAAGAAGAGAACCATTACCCATTTAACGGTATAATATCTATATGATCAGAACTAAAAATCTTTCATTAGACAATACTGCCAAAGAATTAACATTTTCTGATGAAGTAGATTCTCATTACAGCATAATAATAACTAATACCAGTTCGAACAAACATGCTCTGGTAGGAGATATCAATGTGTCTACGACACACTATGGTCTCCGAGTTGAGCATGATGGTCCACCAGTAATACTGGAGAATATGTCTTTTAAAGATAGACTATATGGAATATCTGAAGATCCTAATACGGCAACTAGTGTTGCTATTATGGTTATAGAGAGGAATTAGTTTTTTTAATTCCCGCCCCAAAATATGCTGGATCACTAGGATTCGAACCTAGGACCTAGAAGTTAACAGCTTCCCGCTCTGCCTGCTGAGCTATGATCCAATATTACAGTCGACTAAGATATTTTCTTCTGTTTTCTAAAATGTGTTCTCTCTCTATGACAATTTGAGCAAACTATTTCGCATTTAGCTATTTCTTCATCTATCTTTTTTCTGCTGAGAGTTGGAACTAATTCCATTACGTTCTTATGCTTCCGCCCCCGAACATGATCAAAATCCATAACGTAGTATGGATAATAAGATCCACAATCGGAACAGGGAGAAGATTCCTTTAGGTTTCGCAGATACTTATAAAGTTCCGCTTTCCTTTTAGCAATTGAAACCTTCTCGGATTTCATATGCCATTATTCTATCATGTGTTGTTTCACATGAAACATCAGTTGACTATTTTTTTACTCCATTATAAATAGGAACTGAGTCCATTAATCTGACCTTGCGGGTTGTGACATATCCGCCTTTATCGTCTAATTGCATTCTGGCGGATTCTTCATTTTCCGCCAAAATTTGAACGATCATTTCGACCTTATAGCTAAAGCAAACTGTATCTTCAATTTTATCCATAAGGTTAAGTATAGCATTTATTATTCTAGTTGACTATAAATTAGGATTTCTAAAATGTTAATATATTTTTAATTTGTATGATGCAGGGTATTTAGATGTCCGATTTGTCCAAATAGAGCGACCATATGTGATATGTTTCACATGAAACTTGTGTGATTCACATCACCAATGTCCGATTTGCTCACATTTGTCTGGTTGAATATGTCAGTGGGGGGGTGTAGTATTTAATTATTAGATAAACGAAAGGAGTCAATAAAATGACTACACTAAAATATGAATATACTGTAAAGAATTTTACCTGTGATGAGTGTGGAGAATTCTCCGATGAATTATCCAATATCACTACTGATATATCAGATACCACTATTACCGCCCTATGCTGTGATACTGAGTATTGGGTCTATGACCTAAATCAGCTAGGTTATCAGGTTGAGGAGGTTATCCGCTAATGATAGACTCACTAACTAGAATTGACTGTAATGAGTGTAATGGTCAGGGTCTTATATTCTGGGGCAATGACTCAGACTACGATGTTGAACCTTGCGAGTGTGTGGCGTAAATCACACCAGACACGCCCTAGATAGGCTTGAAAATGTCAGACCTATCTGATAGCCTTACGGCATAACAATTAAATAAGAGAGTATGAGCCTAGCAAATAAACCGAAAGGGTGAGCCTAGCAAATAAGACTCTCACTAACGAAAGGAAATAAATAAATGAAAATCACTTACTCAATATGGCAGGGTAGCCTAATCAAGGGCTCACGATTCACCGCCTCAAATATGAAAGAAATCGCTAAGGTTATAGATGACCTAAACTCAACAGGTGCTAAACCTAAGTTTGAGTATTTCATCTCTCAAGTAGAACAGGATAACAAGTAATGACTTACGCTATGACTTGGGAGCGAGATTATCGCTCCTACAAATACGAAACTATTCAAGATAATTATCTTGATGATGACTTAGATGATGAACCGACAGACTTTACCGAAGTTGCCTTATCAGAGATTTCTCTTGATGAATTAGACGATGACGAATTAACAGAATTGGGTTTAATATAAATGGATACATATAACAGAATACTAAAGGCTCAACAGGAGCGTAGAGAATTACAGGCTCTAAAGGATAAGCAAGTAGTAGAGGCTATGTTTGCTAATCATATGCGCCCTCTAAATAATAAGCACTTACTAAAGGAAATAGAGAGATGATAAATCTTATTCATACCGCCGCCCTATTATCTTTGTGTATAGGGCTAGGCTGGGCGTTTGTGATGTTTATCACACGCTAAATCGGCGTGTCAGCTTGACAAGATCGGCGGGCCCCCGCACAGTTGTGCGGGCGATTTATCCCTTATGAGCATTATGTCCGATTCCCCGAAATCCTGCGACACGCCGAGAATTTTGTGAATTTTCTCACACGACTGAGCGTCTCATATTTTGGAATTACTCGCTAGTAAGTAGAGAAATGTCGGTGGGCTTTGGTAAAATATCAGCATAAAGAAAGGAAAACTAAATGAAAACTTATTCAATAGTAGATTTGCTAGTTGACCAATACTACGCCCCTACTTCTCTCCGCCGTAGATTTAATGGTGGAATTATCAATTACGCAGAAAAGCGTGAAAATGTTTATTTATCCGAAGGCTACGAGGCTTTCGCTATTCGCTACCGCCCAACAGGGTCAATTCAAGACCAATGGGCAACAGTAGCCGTAAAAGTCGCCGACTAAATGTCGGTGGCTTCCACTATAATCAGATTTATCAAAACGAAAGGAAAACTAAAATGGATCTAAAAGAATTTAGAGATTTTATTATTGCCCAGCGCTTGGCAGAAAATAAAGAAAAGCGCAACGCTAATCTCACCGCAATTTTGTCGGTGGCTAATGCTACAATTACCGAAACAACAGGAAAGGAAAACTAAATGAGTAAAATGAAACGACTACTAGAGGAAATTTCTAATTGCGATACTTGCTTTGGAAATGGCTATCTATACTACGGAGATGAGGAAACTTTTGATGTTGAGCCTTGTCTATGTAATCCAGAAAGTCTTGAACACCAACTATTCGGAAAAGAGGCTGACTAATGTATAAACTATTTACTTACTATGACGGAAAATTAGAATTCACCGCTAATTTCTCAGACGCTCTTGAAGCGTTTGAGGCTTTCGCAAGATGTAAAGATGTAGGTTTTGCTATTGAAAACGCAACTTATAATCTAGAAATGCCAACAGGCAAAATGTATACAAAAAACTTTGACAGAATAGGTTTGGTATCTCACCGATGATGACTAGAAAAGACTATGTCGCTACCGCAGAAATTCTAAACTATGTTAGCGATAAAACCCACCCCGCTATTTTTTCTAAAATGGTAAATGATTTCGCAGAAATGTTTGCGAAAGATAATCCTAAATTTGATGTAAAAAGATTTCACGAAGCGAGCAATTATCGTGTTCCAAAATTTACAGCGAATTAAAAAAGTTTTGGATTTGCGCCGTAGTAATGCGGCGCAACCAATGCGAAATAAAAAAATTTATTCACGAAAGCGAAAGCATAAAAATAAATTTGACAATTAGTTGAAATGGCCCGCAAATATGTGTGGGGGCCTGATGTGATTTACGACACACACGGCGTGTCCCCGAAATTTTGTCAGTGTAATCTGTTATACTAGCGGCATAACGAAAGGAAAACTAATGATAAAAGTTGCTTGTTTATATTATGAGATTTGTGGCACTGCTACCTATTTTGTTGATGAGGCGGAATATGAGGTCTATGGCGATGATTGGGCATGCGCCGAATGCTTAGATACTGTTGCCGAATTCGCTGTCGGTATGTGGTGATAGAATGTCCACTATGAAATTGAAACGCTCTAACGATAGGAAGGTTGCTAATGCCGTATCAAAAAATGGAAAGACCCCAACAATTGCCAACACTTTTGGATTGCCTGCTGGAAAAGATTACTCCTGCCCTGGTGCCACTAGTATTTGTGAAAGTGTTTGCTATGCAGGAAAACTTGAAAAAGTCTATAAGGGAGTAAAGGCTGTGCTCCTACACAATTGGGAGCTCCTACGCAATGCAGATGAGCCTACTATGGTTGACTTAATTGAGGATATGATTGCAGACTTTAGAAAAGATTGCGATAAGCGCAATGCAGAAAAGTTATTCCGTATTCACTGGGACGGCGATTTCTTTAGCGATACCTATGCACGGGCGTGGCAATATGTAATTACGCAAAATGCCGATATTCAATTTTGGGTTTATACTCGTGTAAAGTCTGCAGCCCTTATTCTTAAAGATATTTCTAATCTATCACTTTACTATTCTACCGATGATGAGAATAAAGAAATTGGGCACGAATTAAAGCGTGAGAATGGTATTCGATTGGCTTATCTCGGAAAGACTTTTGCAGTCACCGAAAATGTAATGAAAGAGTTAACTGGTAAGCCTGGTGCTAAATGCCCTGAAAATGCTAAGAAAATTCCACTTATCTCTACTAATGGTTCCGCCTGCGTATCGTGTGGTCTGTGTGTTTATGGTAAAGCAGACATAAGATTTTCTGCGAGTAAAAAATGATGAATGCGCCATATGCAATACACGAATTGCAGCAATTAATTTGGGAGGATTCTATGGACCACTTGGCCGAATGCACGTGTAGTCTCTGTATAACACTGGATGTAATTAATGAATATGTCGGGGGCCCCGCTTGATCCCCCGCCCGCAAATGTGTGGGGGCCCAAGCATAGTTACGAGTCAAGTTAAAAACGCCCTGGATTTTGTGATTTTTATCACAAAAAATAATTAGACCTAATCTGATAAATGTCGGTGGACTACGCTATAATTGCGACTTAACCAAACGAAAGGAAATACAAATGGAAACTGCAATTGATACAACTAATTGGGTTAAATACCCTTTTACTGTTGATGGAATTGACTTTGTGTCTTTAATAGACCCTAAAGGAAGTTTTTACCCACAACTAGAGGCTATGCCTACTCAACTGCTTAATGCTCTTAATGAGAGCGCAATTAGAGAGTTTATTGGCTCACCCGCCAATTTTTCTTTAGATGAATTACAAGGGGAATTAGATGAAATTAACCTTGGCTATTCGCAGGCTCTAATTACCTTAGCCTAAAAATGTCGGTGGGTAGGTGTATAATCTACCCACTAACAACAACGAAAGGAAACAAATGTTATCAACCGCAACTGCCTTAATTAAGGCAACCGAGGAAGCAATTTTTGATGAGGAGTGTATGTCTTTTGCTCAACAATTCTGCCACCATAAAGATGAATTAACCCCTGAATACTTTGCTAAGTCTATTTATCTTTATTCAACTATGATAGCAAGTCTAGCAATAGATAAGGCTATGAAAGTTTTATTAACTCAGGAGCAAGTAGAGGAATTATGCTCTGCTATTGCTGAATTAGAACAAATGGAAAATGAGGTGCTAAATGGGAAGTAATTTTGCTCATGACTTAGCTGATTATGACTTAGGATTAGACTTATCTACCGCTATCAAGATACACCTAACTTCTAATCACTACCCGCCAATTCCCGTTGAAATGGTAGAGCCGTGTATAGATGCTATTGACGCATACCATAATGGCGATACGGATCAAGAAATACAAATGCCAAAAGACATAACCTATAAAGGCAGAAATACCGCCCCCGCTTGGGCTATCATAGAGCAACACCACCTAGAGGCTTGGTGCGAATAAATGTCGGTGGGCTATGATAGGATAGCCTTCCAAACTAACGAAAGGAAAACAAATGGGAACAACCCTAGAAATCGGACAGACCTTCACGACAGAAAAATCTGGCGTAGTAGGAACAATTAAAGCAGTAGATAACCACCCTTCAGGCGTGGCTCGTATTCTGCTTGATGTAAATGGCAAAGAACGCTGGACTAGCGTATCTGCTAAGTAATCAAATGGCAGGGCTCACAATGTCGGTGGGCTCTGCTACAATTCTCGCTCAACAACTAACGAAAGGAAAATAATGGCTAGAAACGGAAAATCTATTCAAGTCAAGATTGCTACAACTAAAGTAATCAAGGCACTTGAAACTAAATTGGCAGACCTGAAAAAAACTCAGGCTACCCAAAAAACCAATGAGGAGAAATACTCAAAGGCGCAAGAGAAATGGGCTAAGGAAGTTGCTAAACTTGCTCTCGCTCAAATCGCAAAGGCAGAAAACCTACGAGCAAATGTTCGCTACAATGGCGAAATAAATGTAGATTTTGATTTACCTAAAGGCTCTATTGAATTACCAAAAGAACCTGAAAAGGATTTTGAAACCTATAACGATTGGCAGTATCGGGAAATGTTTGAGGAGATAGAGAACGCTATCCGTATTCTCAAGATGACCGATGAGGAAGTAGTAAATACTTCTACCTATAACGCTATCGCTCGTTATCTCTAATAGTATGGGGGCTAGACAAAATCTAGCCCCCTATGCTAAAATACTTATCCCTACTAACAAAGGAAAGAAATGCTAGATGTAGAAATCTACGAAATGGATTATTCAGTATCCCCTGGCGGTGTGAATTGCTGGGAAATGACTATTGGTAATAAATGCTATTCAGACTTCAAAACTGCTGGACACGCTTTAGACCACTTGCTAATTATGTATCCTGATTCAGGATTTAATCTAAGTGTTGTATCACTTGCTAATTATTTCAAGGAGGATACTTATGCGTAATCGTTATCGTGTAGAAATATATGACGACAACAAAGCAAACGACTTAACAATTTTTTCAGATGAGGGAATTAGTCGTGAATACTTAGGCGAATTAGTTTTTGGAAATATTAGACGATTTGCTGGCGATGTTAAAGCGTATGTCTATGATAATAAAAAGAAACAAAAAGTCTTGGCAATTTATTTACCAATGGAAATTGTAAATAAATATAATAATAATCCCCTAACTAAAATTGAGTTAGGTTTAATATAAAAGCTTGGGGCGGGTTTGAACTGTGTAATCATCTAGATCCCCGCCCCATTTCCCTTTTTGGCCCGCAAAAGAGTGGGGGCCCCATGTGATTTACGACACACACGGCGTGTCCCCCAAATTTTGTCAGTCTAATCTGTTATACTAGCGGCATAACGAAAGGAAAA